TTCTATGCTTCTAAACTTTTCTAATAAACTATCTACTAATACTACCTTATTATCAAATAAGTATTGTTGACAAGCATCTTTAGAAACGAAGTGCATATCTTGAAGGTGAGTGTTTCTAGTTTCTTCTCCTCCAAACCACATCATAACAGTAAGAATCCAAATCATTATTTTTTTACCAAACTTCCACCAAAGTATAGACCAATAATTGCCGCCACTAAATTAGTATCAAGTGGTGTAATTACAACTCCAGGTGCTGCCATTGGTACCCATTTCATTATCTCTTTACCTTCTGTAAAGAATAAGAATCCAGGTTTAAATTCAAGGTAACCTACTATTATCTGTACCTCTGGTGCAAATAAAGGAATAAGTTTAGGCAATACAACAATAGAAAAGATTGCAGTCAATGCAATGATACGTCTTGTCCATTGAAATCCTACATTCTCATATTCTCTTGCCGCTTTATAACCTTTTTGTTGAACAGAATTTCTTTCTATAAGAAGTTTTTGTTCTGATTCTTTAGCTTTAATTTTCTGTGACCATATGCTCATGACTCCACCAAGTACGGTAGAGCCAAGCATGGTAATCATTTCAAATGGTATACCCATAATAAATTATCCTACTACTACAGCAAGAACAATTACTACGGCAACAGCAATAGCAATTTTCTTTTTTTTATCTAGGTTCATAAACCATTCTTTAGCTTGCATTATTTTTTCCATAATGTTTCTCCTTTGTTAGTTATAAAACTCCTGCCCCACACACGAGTGTTATTTTATTTTTATTGTCTTACTCTTTTTTTCTTCTGGAAGGTTAAGCTTCATCTTAATTAAAAGTATGCCGTCTTTAAACTCTGCATCTTTAACTTCAAGATGTTCTGCAAGAGTCCACTTTCTAGTAAAGGCTCTCTTTGCTATTCCTTTATGAAGAAAACTTTCCTCTTCATCTTTTGATTCTTTAGAAGCTGATATAGTTAAGACATCTTCTTTGACTTCTACATTGATATCACCTTTAGTGAATCCTGCTAAAGCCATTTCCAATTCATAACCATCAGTACCTAGCTTACGAATATTGTAAGGTGGGTAACTTGGTGCTTCAAAGTTTGACATTGAAGACAGTTGGTCAAAGATAGAATCAAAGCCGACTGTTAAGTTTCTAAATGGGTCTGCATTAAACATCAGACCTCTTCTTGTTGTTGTAGGTATGTTCATAATTAACTCCTTTCATTAAGCAAGTTATTGTTGTTGTTGTCATCTAGAGTGCTACCTATAAGCCACTCCAAATCTCTAGTAGAAATTTTATTATTTCTACAATAGTATTTTCCACAGTATACTATTTTTTCTTATGGTTTCTATCTAACAGTCCACCCTTTTCAAATGGAATCGAGATACCTGCTGTAACAGAACTTAAACTAGCGTCTACTCCAATTTGAGTACCACCTTCAGTTGTATAACCAAATCCTTCATCATTAAGACCCCAACCATTGTCTACTTTACTAAATAAACTTCTCTCTTTTTCAGGAGGAGAATATTTAGGAGTATCAAATGTAGGAGCTGCTGGACCAAATGTAGGATTATTATTATTATTATTATTGTTATTATTATTATTATTATTAGGATTAGTAGTTGTACGACCTTTTCCTGGACCACCAGGAGTTTGTCCTTGTTTATTATTGTCTCTAGTTGTACGACCTTTTCCTGGACCACCAGGAGTTTGTCCTTGTTTATTATTACCACCTTGACCTCGACCTGAATTGCCACCTGGATTGCCCCCTGGATTGCCACCATCTCGACCTCTGCCAGAACCTCTACCAGGTCCTCGACTTCCTCTGCCACCACTTCTTCCTGAATCAGCACCACCACCATATCTAAAACCAAGTTTATCCATATCTTCTTTACTAGGTTTTTTTATTGGTAAAGTAATTTCTTTTTCTTCTGAAGATTCTTTTTTTTCTTTAGCCATTTTTATTAAGGCTTTAGATACAGCTTCCATTCTTTTTTTAATACCACCCATTTTATTTTTGTCAGCATTTTTATATTCATTGTTATTTAAAAATTCTTTAGCTGCTTCTTTATATCTACCTGTGTTTATCAAAGCACGAGTAACAGGACTCTGACCTATTGAACCTCTGTAATACTCACTAAAGATAGCTTGTTGTGCATCTTTAGGAAAGTTTACAAAATTAGGAAGGAGACTATTAACTTCTTTTAATCTTACTTCTATATCTTTTTCTAGTAATTTTTCCGCATCTTCTTTATCTATTCTATCAACAGAAATGTTACCAGTTCTACCATCAATTAATAAATGACCATAACCTACTGAGTCTTTATCTTTATCTTTATAAGGTTCAAGCCTAAGTCCTTCTGCTTGTCGAATAGTTTCTTTAAACTTTTCAGCATCTATGTTAGCTCCTTTGTTAGCTTTTATACTACCAAAATATTCCTCTGTATTTAAAGGACTTTTTCTAGAATAAGTACTGCCACCATAGTTAGTAATAGAATCGTTAGCAGTATTAACAGTTCCATACATCTTGTTTCCTACTCTCATAAACGCATCCATTCTTCTACTTCTGTCAGTAGGTACTGATGGTGGTAGCATTCCAAATTCTGCTAGTGTTTTTTTACTTGACATTCCCATATTAATTATTCCTTTGTTGTAATCTTTTTGTTAACTCTTTAACGTACCCACCTTGATTAAACATTCTTGTTGATTCATTTCCTTGCTTAATATCTTGTTTAAAGTTAGGGTCTCCTTTATATACTAGTCCTGGTATACCTAATCTACTTAAAGCTGCTCTAACAGTAGGAAGAGGAAGAGCTTTAAAAAAACTTCTCATCATTTTATCATAAGCACCTGGAGTACCAATTGCTGTTTGAACGGGTCCTTGAAGACCAGCTTGTAATATATTTTTAGCAATAGAAGTACCAGGAAAAAAATCTAATACATCTTGGCTACCTGCACCAACTAATTTATTAAGTGCAAAAGTAGGTAACCAACCCATGTTACCTGAAAGATTCATAGAATGAGCCGCCCAAATACCTGCATCATCATCTATATTTGTTTTAACTTCACCATATTTTACAAACTCTCTAAGATTATATATAGCTCCATAAACTGCCAATGCTCCTGTCATTCTAAACAACTGTGCTTGTTCACCACTTTCTGCTCTGGCTATTAATGCATTTGTTTGTGCAGATTTAGCCATAGCCCAAGAACTAAACTGTCCTATAATTCTTATCCAAGGGTCTCTACTCTGTGTAAAAAGTAATCTATTTCCTACTGTAGGAATAATTGCATCTCTATCTGCAGACTTTAAACCAATTTTATTTAGAATAGATTTAGTAGTACTATTAGCTAGTGCATCATCTAAATTTTTAATAGAACCTAATTTTATTATATCATCAAAATTATTAATACCTAAAGTACTTAAATGATTTAAATCTTCTACTGTTATTTTATCTATATTTTTTAAATCTTTAATAGACTTTCCACCACTTGCTTCTACTTTTAAAGCAATAGCTCTAGCAGTTTTATGTCCATCTACTATTCCTACATTAAAAGCATAGCGTCTAGATAAATTAGTTATGCCTTCTAAACCTATTAGTTTAAAAAATTTTTCATTACTTTTACCAACTAAATCAATATATCTAGCTGATTTTTGACCACCCAACTCTGCACCTTCTCCTCCAATGTAGACGTCTTTTAAAAGTTGTCGTGCTACCTGTCCATGATATAACTCTAGTGCTTCTGCTCCACCTTTTTCTTTACTAGTTCTTCCACTAGTTCTTGCTATACCTTGTATCCAAGAACCAAAATGTCTACTATTTTGAAATGGTTGTACTAAATCACCAAGGTTAGCTATTGTAACTTTGTCCATCATAGTTAAGTTAGCTAATGTAGAAAGAGTAGCTATTAGATTTCTTGATATTGGACTACGATTTTCACCAAATCTTCCAAACAATGAATTAGTACTATTAATAATAGCTTCTTTATCACTTTGTAATTTTCTTGCAAGGTCAGCATCAAGGTCACTTAATTTTTTAACTCCACCTTGTTTTAAATATTGTTCATCTAATCTTGTAAAATATCCTTTTAATAATTGTGCATCAGGTCCAAACTTTCTAGCAAATTCTACAGACTGAACACTTTTTTTAGTTAAATCATTTAACACTGCACCTATATCATTAACTAACCATTTTTCTATTACTTTTTCTACATCATCATAAGAACCTTGAAGTACTCTTTCTTTATTAATGTGTTCACTAAGCGGTAATATTATTTTTTGAGAACCTACATCGTCTGTTGAACTAATAATACTTTTTTCTAAATTACTAACTTGTGCTTTAAAATAATTTTCTGCTCTATTTAAAGCTTCTTTTTTAGATAGTTTATTAAAAACAACATCATCAGTACCATCTGTTTTTAATCCAAATTTAATAGGATTATCACCACTTGCATTTTTTGTTAAATTTTGAAAAACTTTTGCCATGTCATTCATAAAAGCTTTTTTAGATTCAGGACTATTATTAACTATATTAAAATTAATTTTTCTAGGAAAGTAATTAGCAATAACTTCTGCTTCTTTTATACCTACTTGATTATAGTAAGTTTTAAAACTATTTAAAAAATCTTTTATTCTTATTGCTAAATCTTGTGACTCTTGAGAAAATTTTCCTTTAGCTCCTCTGACAATTTTAAGAGCATCAGCTTGTGCTTCTATACTACTGTTACCAATAACACCACCTTCACCATAAATAGCTCCAGTAAATTTTTGAAAAGATGTAACAGCAGAGCTTTCAATATTATTAGAATAACCTGTAAGTTTAGCTCCTTGTCCTTTTATTATTCTACCTGTCCAATCAAGTTTAACACTAGTATCAAACTTAGGAAACATCATATTAGAAAACTCATCCATAACAGGGCCACGTTGAGATAGTTTTGATGATTGAGTAGTTGAAAGTCTTATGTTTAAACTTCTACCTAAATTTTTAATGTAATTAGAATTAAGTAACTTAGCAAAACCTTTTTGTTCTAGTAAAGGAATACCTGTAATTTTTCCACTTCTTAAACCTCTACTCATACTTCCTAATACAAGACCACTTGCTACAAATCCATAAAAACCTTCATCAGTTTCAGCAAATAATGTACCTGCAGATGCTCCCATTGCCGCACCCACAAGAGGACGAGTAAAATTAATAGCAAGTGCTCTACCTACTTGAGATTTTAAACCACCTATAGCATGGACTTGTTTAACTAACTCTAAATTATATTTGCTTTCAGCAGTAGCTTGTTTTTCAAGAGCTTTCTTAGCTTCATTTCTTAGTTGTACTGAAAGTTTACTTAAGTCTTTTATGTTTGATAAATTTAAAAGTTTTCTTTCTTTAGGTTTTAAACCAGCATATATTTTTTTAAGACCTTTAGTATCTCCTTGAACTTCTTTAAGTTTTTGAATTACTTTTAAAACATTTTCTCTAGGTAAAATATAATTAACATAGTTGTTATCTTGAACAGCTAATTCTTTAAATAGTTTTTGTACTTCTGGAAGTTTACTTATTTTTTGTACGTCTGCTAATTGTTTAGCACTAAGGTTTAAACCTTTTATTTGATTTTCTTGTAGTAATTTTTTTACAGCTTCTTGTGTAACTTTATCTTTATTAAATAAATTAGGAGCAACTTTACCTGCTACTTTAGAAACACCAGCAGTAACTCCAAGAGCAATAGGAGATAATACTGCACCTGCAGCTGCACCTATAGCTATATCAGTACTAGTAACTTTTTCTCCGCTAGCTCCTTTTTTAATAGCAGTAGTACCTGCACCAACACCAGCTCCTAAAGCTGCTGTAGCTGCTGTAGCTGCTGTATATTTTTTAATTCCTTTGTAAGCTCGTCCTGCTTGTGCTGCTCTTGCCCAAGGCATAAGTAAATATACTGGGTCACTTACCATAACTAACCCACGACCACCCCATACTGCCGCATCATTATCATACTTACCATCTTTAAATTCTGGAAACTGTTCAAAGATTTCTCTTTGTCTTTCTTGTTCTAATTCTTTAGAAGTTTTAGTAGTAACAGCAGCTTTAGTTAGTCTGTATATATCACCAAGTAAATAAGTTTCTTGTGCCGCACCATATTGAGCTTTTCTAATATCAGAAGGTTCATCAAAATTAGTTATAATTGATTCTTCTGGTACAGTAGTTGTACTTATTCCTTGCAAATATGCAGGAATATTACTTTCTTCTTTAGGTTGTTCGGTTTCTAAACCTTGCAAATATGCAGGAATATTACTTTCTTCTTTAGGTTGTTCGGTTTCTAAACCTTGCAAATATGCAGGAATATTATTTACCATTTATTACTCTATTGTAATAGGTTTAAATTTAAGTGTAGAAATTTTTCTGCCTTGGTCATTAGTAGTTGTGTCAATGTAAGATTCATATTTAATACCATCTTTAGTAGTAACTTCATCTCCTATATTTAACATCATATTGTTACCTGCATAAAATTCTTCTTTGCCTGAAAAAGTTACATCTTTAGTATAAGAATTAAGATACTCAGCTGTCACTAAATTTTTTGCTATAACATTACCAAGTTGCATTTTAGAAATGTCAGGAACAACTTCTTCCATTTGTTTTTCTATAGTTACTTCAGATGATTCTTTTTCTTGATTTTGTTTCCAAAGATTATAAGCTTCCATTACATTTTCAGGAATTTCTGATTTTTGTTTATCATCTAATTCAAGTAATTTTTTATCTAATACTTCAAAAGTTCGTTCTTCGCCACTTATAGTAAAGCTATTTCCATCATCACTTATAGAAGGAATACTTTGATTTATTGAAGTATCTTCAGGTTTTAATATTTCAGCAGTTCTTTTATCTAACATATTATAAATATTAGATAAAGTTTTTCCTTTAGCTTCTCCTTCAGTTTCCATTAATTTATCTAACTCTTGTTTTAAGTATGGCATAGTATCTACTAATTCTCCATTAGAGTTTTTAACTTGAGTAGGAATGGTTTCATATAAAGGTATAATACTAGTAGGAATTAAATATTGTCCTTCTATTACACCACCAAAATCCCAACCTTTTTGGTTACTACTAACAGGTAAAATTCTTCTATTAATTTCAATGTTCATTCTTGCTGTTAAAGCACCAGTACCATTATCTTCTGGATTTTGAGTAGTCCAACCAGCTGTATGATAATTAGCCTCAACTATTTCTAATTGTATAATAGATGCTCTATTCATTAAGGCAGCAGCTTCTGCTTTAACTCCACTAATTTGTCCTCTAGCATCAAGCGTGCTAAATTTTTCTAAATCTGAACCAGGAACGTTAGCTACTACAGCATTAGCTGTTATAGTTTTAAAGTCTGTTGATTGGTCATCTTTATCTTTATCATAAGTTATTTGAATTTGTTTAAAGATTGCGTTTTCTCTTCCATCTTTAAAGTTTGGAACCTGCAAATCAATTGTTTCGCCAGTACCCCTATGAATAACTAAAACTTGTTCATCTGTTTTTAAAGAATCACTTCCTTTACCAGCTTTAAATTGATACTGTTTAGATTTTCCTGATAAGTCTGATTCTAAAACTGATTGATAACCAGCATCCATATCTCTTTGAAGTGTAGCAAGAGCTGCATCACCTGTGTCATCTTTATTAAATAATTTTTGACTTATTGTAGAAAAACTATTATCTGCAATATTTGCTTGAGCTAACTGAACTTTACTTGAATCAAAGTAATCTTTATAATCAGGTCTATTAGGAACAGCTGTTCCTTCATAAGTATATCCTGTAACTTTACCATCTTCTCCTACTACATCTTTTAGTTTATTTATTTCAGTATTAAGTTGTAAAGCTATACCACTATCATCATCTATTTTTGTACCAGTGTTAGGAATAATTCCTTTTGCTACTAAAACATTCATAGCAATATCTCTTTTACTAGCACCATTGCTTGCTGAAGCAGATACTAAACTACTTAAAGCTTTGTCTAATTTATTAGTTGCAGCAAAATCTGTTTCATATTGAGCAGTTTTATTAGCGTAAGCTATGTCAGCTCGTTGTCTATAGTATGCTTTATCAGCAGCAAGTTCTTCTCCTCTTGCTTTAATTAATTCTTGTCTTTCTTTCATTGCAGTTTCTGCTAAACCACCTGCAACTTGTAAAGCACCATCAGGATTTTTAACTGCTAATGCAAGAGCACCTACTCCTAATGCCCCTTTTAATATTTTTTTAAAATTATCTTTATTATCTTCTCGTCTAGCCATTATACTAACTCCTCTTCTTCTTCTGTATCAGAAACTCCCAAGTCTTCTGCCTTAGGTAACTCTTTTACTCTTGCAAGTAAAGAAGGTTCAACACTAGATTTTCTAATTGTTTTTGGTTTCATATCTTTTAATTGTTTTTCTGACTCTTCCATGTATATATCTTTTTGCTCATCATTTAAATCTTCGTCTTCATCTTCATAAATTACAGGCTCAATATCATTTTGTTCTGCTATTGCAATAAGAAGATACATTAAAGGCTCAATACAAAGAAGCATTAAATCAGGATTAATCTTACCACTTGTCATAGAAGTGTAAAGTATTGTTTGAACTATTTCATCAATAGGAGTATTGTTTAAATACTGACCTAATAACTCTATATAGTTATCTTCTTCAGTCATTTTTAAAAACAAATCTTCTATAAAAGGTCTTACCTCAGTATATTCAGGTGAACGTTCCCATGGAAATTTTGATTCGGGTACAGCTGTTAAACTTTCACCTGGAACAGGAGCATCAAAAGGGTCAAAGCTAGTACCATCTCCTAAGTCTACTTGACCTGCAGTATCTGCAGCAGGATTTGGTTGCTCTTGATTGGCTTCCAATTGCTGTTCTATATTTACGTTTTCTTCTTCCATAATTTTTTATCCTTTAATAAATTATCCAGAGGATGCTCTGGTAAATTAAATTTTTTCTTTCTTTCTTTTTCTCTTTTTTCTTTTAGTTCATTAAACTCAAACTCAAGTTGTTCTTCTGTATTTTCTTGTTTTTTCTGCGATTCTCTTTGGTTGCT